CATTTCTTGTTCACCACCTTGTTCTTGCATCATTCTTTCGTATTCTGCATGATTAGCGCCGGGCATTTGTGTTCCATCTTCCATTGTGTGCGTTGCACCACCTTCTGCAAAACCTTGTATTTGCTGCACAGGTTGAGGCACATTAGGTAAAGGCTGACTTATTGGTTTAGCACTTATGGGTGATGGTAAAGGCTGCACATGAGGAAATGGTTGTAGGCTTGGCGGTCTAAAACCTCCACCAATACCTATGCTACCTATTCCGCCACCTTGTTTAGCAGGAAACTTTTGGTCAATAGTAGAAGCAAACTGTTGTAGTGTAGGCTGTATATCATTTACGCCTATTCTGTTTCTAATAAAATTACCAACAGGCGCTAAAGCACCCATAGCAGAATTATCCATGCGACCAAATAAGTTTTCCCTTCGCTTACTCGCAAATGGGTCGCCTTGTATTGGAAGAGGTTGCGCCATGTTGATTGGTTCTGCTCTTTGCAACTCACCGCCTTGGTTAAGCCTCATAATGCCGCCCATGTTTTTACCATCGGTACGAGGTCCTGCTCCTGTTGTTCTTTCCATTGCCCTATCTTGATTGGCTTTGTTTGTTTGTATTTGAATTTTTTGTTCGTCTAATTTACTCATCTCGTTTGCAATTGCTTGTGCGCGTTCATAGTCTTTACTTCTTACAGCTATTTCGTATTCTTTGTAAAGATTTTCAATAGAACCGTCTATAGAAAATATTTGCAAATTAGGTGGTCTATCCTCAAACCTAGGCTCGTATGTAGCGCCATCTCCCTCCATTAAATACGGATAATTCTCGCGCATCATTTCTTTTTCTATATCTGACATTGGACCGTCTGACATCTTTAGCGCTTGGTCAACATTTGGAACAAATCTACCTCTATTTCCCTGACCTGTTACATCACCTTTTAGGTTTTCAATCATATCTTTTAAATCTGCCATAATACTTTCCTATGTATAATAAGTTTCAACGCCGTAGCCTGTAGCGCTTGGTGTAATGTTAATTGCTATATTACCACCAGTTACTACTGACACAAAACCTACAGTAGCCTTTGCCTCAAAACCTTCTCTATGAACGCTTGGACCTAAATCCAACCAACTACCGCCGTTGTACACCTGTAAAACTCCAAGTGATGTATTCCATATTACATCACCTTGTAGAAAATTCAATTCAGCGATTTGTGATTCGTTAAACTGTGGTGTTCTGTTAGGGTCAAATTGACCCAAATTTAATTCTAATACTCTTATTAGCCTGTTAAAAACATCAGGACTTACCTCATCAGATGCAACAGGTAGTCTTGTTGGCAGTAGTTTTGCCACTACCTTCTGCCGTCAGGACTAATATCAAGTCTTGTATAACCAAGTCTCCACTTGTAGCCTAGTCTTACTCCTGTAGCCGCATCGTCATCGCTTTGTAATCTTAATACTGCTTGTCTACCTCTAGCTCTTACATGCACTTGGTCAGTATTGTTTGATATGTCTTTAGTTGCTCTTGTAGTAAGCGATTCACTTGGTGCGTTTCTTGTTTTTAACAACATGTTAATTTGTGGCACACCTGATTCTACATTTGTACCATAAAACTTTATGTCAGGTATCATTCTGCGTATAAACGCAAAACTGTTTCCGTCTTGTAAATCAAAGTCTGCACTTTCTATAAAAACACCATCCATAGGTAGCCCATCATCATCATCACCGTCTTCTAGGTTATATATAAAGTTATTTGTAGTTGCTAATGGCTTTTGGAATACACCTTCTTCAACCCATGCAGTTCTTACTAACTGACCAATGCTCCAACTACCCTCTTCATAGTTGTAAATAACATATCTTGAAACCTCTTCTGTCCCATCACTGTCTGCTGGATAAAACCACCAAACCTCGTTGTATTCGCTATTTAACAAACCAAATACTTTAAAAGCTTGACCTAAATTTAAGTCTTCTTGTATGTAGCTTAATACACTACAAGGCAATTTTTTAACTGAGCCATTATATAAATAGAAGCCATCGTCAGACATCCAAAAAATACCATTAGGTGAATTAGTGCAAGCGTTTGGACCGATCATGCCAACGCCCTCATTAATAAGATTTACAGAGAAAGTTAATGGTGGTCCTACAAACTGCATACTGTAAAGAGCCGTATCAGTCCATATTAATGTTTCTTGTCTCGATCTTATGCCGCCTCTTATTTCACTACCTGAAGATAATCTTATAGAACCCGCTGTGTTATCTGTTTTTGGTTCCCACTCTGTAATACTTTCTTGATCTGAGAAAGCTACAAACATAGGGTCAAGCGTGCCTGTTCTAGCACCACCTACTACTGGGTCAGCACCTAATACAATAACATGCCTGTCTGTGTCACTTACTATAGTTTGTAAACCAACTGTAGGCGATAAATTTGCTCCTGATAATGTTGTAATATCAACAGCTCTTGTTGTTGTACCACCTGATTCATCCCAGTAAAAAACACCACCACCTCTTGGATGTAAAATTAAATCTTCTCCAAAATTGTCTGAAGACCATAACCTTAACTGATTTGTAAATGATAAAGATGTTGATGAGCCGTAACCGCCGTCACCCCATCTCCCTGAACCAAAACCTGTAGATTGTAAATATACATCTAAACCTGCACTTAGTTGATATGCTGCATCTGCTCCTGAACCACCATTACCAGTATCGCTGCCATTTGCTGTAGCTGTAGCTGTAAAAGTAAACGTGTTTGCACTTGGTACGCTGACCACTTGATATTCTTGATTTAATACAGCTGCTGTAATAGCACCACCTAGTGAAGCTGCACCACTGATAGTTACAAAATCGTTTACAGTTGCACCATGTGAGCTATCAGTTGCAGTAATAACAGCAGAACCATTAGTAGCAGCAAAAACAATGCCATTAGTTGTTGTAGCTCTAATTGGTGTTATGTCGCTTAATGTTGTGCCTTCTAGCACATAAGCTTTTAAGTTTGTGCCAACAAATAAATATTTACTGCCACCTAAAGAAATCCATGCAAATAAATTTCTACATGTTCCTACAAAAGCAGTTGCACTTTGTTTAGTCCAACCGCCTATTTTCTCAACGAAACCTTTACGAAATCTTACAAGAGAAGCATCAAACCAACCACCTGCATTAGTGTAGCTTGTACCTTCTTTGTCTATTCCTGCTTTAAACTGAAACTTTGCGAGTGGCATGTTTCATTTTTAAGCTATTCTTATAATAGCTGTTGCTGCTGCTTTAGCAGGAAATACTACAGTAAAGTCACCTGCTGTAGAAGTTTTATCTCCACCGAAGTCTATAGTTGCAACTGCTTTATCACCGTTTGTATCGTTATAAATCATGCAACCTCTAGCTGTAATAGTAGCTGTACTAAAAGTTAAATCATTAAAATCAGTCACTGCTGTAGTACCTGTTGCAGAGGGCGTTACATTTGTTAATGCACTGCCGCCTGAGCTGTAGTTAGTTCCACTAGCTTGACCAGTAGTAGTAAATGCAGTTGTAGTAGCTCCTAAAGTAGCCGAGCTTGTATATAAAGCCAGTTTAAAACTGTTGCCCGATGTTGCAGTAAAGTTATGTGTTCCTGTCAAAAGCTCTACTTTAAAGCTTGTTGTAAGAGTAGATGTTATTGCCATATTAAATACCTTTAATTATTTTTGCTAAATCCTGACTACCCCCTTTGGATAAATCCTGAATTAAGGTAGCCTTATAAGATTTTAAAGCATTTTTAATATATATCAAACATACTTGGTAAATTAAATCTCTGTAGGCTCTAGCCTGTGCTTTTATATGTTCCTCATTATCGTCTGAAATGCCTACTATTTTGTCCGTTAATTGCTCTGCCCAAAACTCAGGTGGATGCCCACCATACTGTGTAGTAGCAATTTCAACCATGCCAAGTTGCGGCAATCCATCGGGTGTTATCTTGATTACCATTTGTTAGGCTCTCCTATTTTAATTTTTGCATTTCTTCCTATTAAAGTTGGTTTAGGTATTATTTGTTTACTTTCACCTTCGCTTACCTTCTTAACTGTTATAACTCCGTTTTCTACAACGGGTACAATAGGGTCATCTAGTCTATGATATCCATATAACTTTTCTTCTAAAGGAACTGCTGTATCAAGCAAAGCACTAGAATTAGCTACCTCTATAGTCATGCCCATCATCATGCCTTTAGACAACCAAAACTCTACGCAACCTCTACCTGCTTCTGCAAAATGTAAATTACCGCTATAACTAAAATCTATACCAAATAATTTTAAAACAGATACTTTATTCCACAACGCAAACGCAATAGCATAAGCCACAGTATTATTTAGATAAGAACATTCCATGTCTCTTAAAATTTCTTCTATAGGATATAAATGCAAGTTGTTGCATCTTTTATCCAGTTCGCATGTATATATTGGTTTGTTGTGGTCTGTAAGTAAATCACGCATACCTTGTGTTTGACCACCTGCATCGTCACTATCTAAAAACCTAGATGGTGGGTCCATCATAAATACTCTATCGTGAAATATTACTGTGCCAACTGCATTGATTGCCCATACTTCATCAAAGTCTGAGCCGTGTGATTTTGCTAGGTTGTAATCAAACCAACTAGCACCCATGCCAACAATGGCAACGGTTTTGCCTTTTAATTCTTCAATAGGTTTCATATCTCTCTCTTATATGGAAACTTAACTTACACCTGTTCTTAGTGAATCATACCTCATTTCATCTCTAGTATCTCTACCTTCGCCTAAGTTTTTCAATCTTGCTAAACTTTCTTTAAATCTTGCTTCATATAAACCAATATCTTGTGGGTCTAGTTTTAAAAACACGGCACCTTCTAGCAAACAACCGTATAGCAGCGTGTCAGGTGCATCTGTAGACAAATATGTTGTACCTGATGAGGCTGCGGTCAATGATTGTGGTTTAGCCAAATAATGTAACTCCATTGTGTAACTTGTATCGGGTACTGGCGCTACCTCAAAAGAGCTTTGGTCGAATATTGCATAATATCTTGGCTTGCCTCTAGTTGTTGTATCTGTTGCAAACTCTTTAATAAATGAATTGTGTTTTAAATCTAAATAATCATAAGTATTGCTACTTATTACTGCTAAGGAAAAAGGTGCCAAGAAATCAGTTGGCGTGCCTAAAAACCTGTTATCAGACGTTACATTACCTGTAACATTTTTTCTTTGGTCAGGTATCTGTACTGATTTTAATATTCTTTCTTCTGCTTGTAGAATTATATTGTTAAGATTATTTACAAAAGTAGTTTCATCAGTTTCTAAATAATCTTGTAAAGCAGTTTTTAATGTAGTTAATGTAAAGCTCATGATGTTGTTATTGTTACGATACCTAAAGATGTTGCCATAGCATTAGGTGTTGTTAGTTCTTTACCTATTATACCTAAATCATAGTTTGTATAAACAGTAAAAGCTCTTGGTACAAAGCTAGTGTCAGGTCGTGGCTCACGAATAGCCTGTGCATCTGCTTTATGTGTTCTTGGTTCTAATTGTGGATGTTTTGATTCAAAGCACTCAGGACAAGTTTTTAAATTGTTCCATTCTTTTTTAAGTTCGCTAAGATCGTATCTAAATCCACATCTATCACATATTCCGTATGCGTTTTTATTAGATGCAAAAGACATTATGCTATGTTGTATGCAGCTATATCAGGTGTAATTCTTACTGATGCTCTGTCTTCATCGGTCTCTAAAGCTCTTTGGAACTCTTCTTCGTATATTTGTTTTAACAAGCCAGTTCTTTCAGGACTCTTTTTTACAGATATATAATAAGCAAGACCTGCTGCTAAACACGGATAAAATCTAAATGGTAAATCTAATGTGTTTGTAGCAGAATCTACGTCATCTATTCTTGTCAATACATTCATTACAAGTGTATATGTAGATGATGCATCAGGAGCTGGATATACGTTTACAGTAGGTGACAATTGCTTATCCACAAAAAATTGTAAAGGTTTACCCGTTGTTGTTTTATTTGGCACAGAGGAGTATTCACTTCTTGATAGCCTAGTCATTTGTATATCTGTGTTTTGATTGTTTGTAGTTTGACGCATAAAAGCATCTAAAACATCAATAGCCGCTGTGCTGTTGACTGTATCAACATTGTAAGCTGTTGTATTTAAAACCATGTCTACAGTCTTTTGTTGTATTGTCCATTGGTTTAAACCACGATTTGCCCATTCAGCTAATAACAGGTTGAGGCTTCTTCTAGCTGTTTTTAGATCGTAAGCCGTCCTTAGCTCTAAGCCACATCTTTCAAATGCCTCTTCAATATAATCAGCGACATCTAATTCAAAGTTTTTTGAACCTGATACTGTCATTGGTTACTTCTTAGTTTTTCCGCCCATGTTCATTTTTTTAACACCAGCTTTACCACCACCCATCATTTTTCTAACGCCAGCCTTGCCGCCACCCATCATCTTTCTAACACCAGCTTTACCGCCCATGTTCATTTTTTTAACACCAGCTTTACCGCCCATGTTCATTTTTACAATGCCTGATTTTGGTACAGCTCCACCACCTGTCATTTTCATGACTTTGCTATTTTTCATTGATTTTGCAATTTCTGATTTGTCTGAACTAGACAAACTACCAACTAACTTTTTTAAACCTTTTAATGACTTTGCCATCATTTACTCCTTCTATTTAGAATTTTTTGGAAATCTTCTTGATTCCAATTATTATAATACCCTATTTTTTCTAATCTTTCAGATGCTTTATTTAATTTATCTAATTTTTGAATAAACAACATATTGTAGCCTTCTTCAAAGTGTGGCACAAAATGTTCTTGTGCTACCACTTCTTTTTCTTCGTGGTCTTGATGAAAACCCATAACCCATAAACCTAAGGGATTAAGAAAATTATTTAACATGGACATCCTGCTATCAAAATGAAACATATCCATGTCCATGTTTGTATCACAATATATTACAACATCTTTGTTTTTTGGAAAATCTTTACCAACGTCTATTAAGTCATTCCAATAAATACATTTAGATAAAAACACATCTACCTTTTTTGCTTCCCAAGTTTTTTTAGCAAATGGACAAACTGGTTGCTCCGTTTCTAAAACTTCTTTGGACCAATCTCTTATCTCTTCTTTAATTAACTTTTGGCTAATCACTTTTTCTTTTTGGGAAAACCTGCTTTCATGTTTTTAAATGCTTTAGCAGTAATAGTAGATTTACTTTTAGGTCTACTAATTCCTTTCTTTTTTCTAGCGTTTATATTTGCGTATAATCCTTTTTTAGCCATTAGCATTTCCACCTTTTTCTTGCTTGCCTAATTCTTGAATTAGGGTCGTTTCTTGTTTTAGCAGAGCTTTTCTTTAGTTGCCCTAAAGACCTTGCACAATAAGACTTTCGTCTTTTTGCTGCCTTGCTACCTTTCTTTACTTTACCCGTAACTGCTGTTTTTAGCTTAGAACCCGGATTAGCTTTTTTATAAGCTTTTACACCTTTCTTAGTCATGCCTGCACCTGAACTAGTAGGGCGATAATTACCACCCTTTCCAGTTGTTTTTCTTATAGGCTTGGCTTGTTTCCTAGGTTTTGTTACTGCCACTTCTAGGCATGAAATACGGTCATGGTTAAAAATGTTGATACTGTGTATTCAATATAGATACCATCAGTAAATAAAACACCCTCTTCAGGTATAACCACATCTCTTGTAGCATCGGCATCACCAACGGAACTTAATCCCATAATGCTTGTTCCACTAGGAGAAGTATTTAAGAAATCTACAGTACCTGCCGTAGCTGTACTAGTTAAGTAAATGCCCTTTAGTCTGCTTCTGCCTGCAAATACAACATCTGCTGCTGAAGCATTAACTCCTGCTGAAACATTGCCTGCTGGGTTGCCCACAGCAGTTATTGAAGCAATGCTTAAAAAGAACACAGCTCCAGTAGCTGTACCTGCATTAGCACCTGTAATGGATTCTGTTTGAGCATCTCCATTAATATCTGTGCCAACAACAGTAAATGATTTAGCTGCATCATTCCCAGCAGAAAGAATCGTTACAATTCTTCCATGACTGAGAGCAACCGCACCACCTGAAGCTAACGCACCACCTATTACAAGTGCTGCGTTATTTCCAACTGAGGTTGCGACTGATATT